TCCCGCATTAATCAACGCCTGGGTGAACCGTCAACGGTTACGCATCGATGCGCGTAAGTGGTCAGCCGCTAAACTTCGTCCTAAGCAATGGGGCGACAAGATCGATGTATCGGTCACTCACACACAAATCAGCATCACTCAAGCACTCGAACAAGCTGAGGCAAGGTTATTGGATGTCACGGATATCACCCCAAACGAACCTAAAACTCTAGATTAGTGGTACAGCGGTACTAGCGGTACACAGCGGTATTATTGAAATCTGTAATGTACTGCTAACCCCCCAAGGGTTAGCGGTACAGGGTATGTATCTTTAAGGAGTACCAGTACCGTGAACCGCTAATTTTTGCTCACTTTTTGAGCAATTATCACTTTAGCGGTACATTCATGCTTAATCCCCATCCGACTCTTTTTTGTACGATTTCGGCATGACATACCCAGCCTCATGCCGCCCTGGGCGCTTCTCAATGGGGGCTTCAAATGGCGTATAAATGGCGTTAATCAAGCCACGCGCAACCATCGCATCGATCACCTCAAGGGCTTGGTTTTTATTACCACCGATACGCTCGGCCAACTCTGATTTAGTATGGTATTCAGTCTTACCAAGCAGGGTCAACGCTGAGATAACAATCTCCTCCTTTTGCTTCATAAGCAATTGTCGGGCTGCTAGGTCTGCATCCTTTCTATTCTTTTCCTTGACCTTTGCTATCTCGCTCTTGCCACCAGCTTCGATAATCTCAGGGATACCGTGGATCAGGGTTTCTTTTATTGGGTTGCCGAGCATATCGTAAGTGCTGATCGTGTTGATGCTGGCACCAAACAGGATCCCGTCAGCGCGCGCCATAAATCTATGCTTGGCTGATTCAATCTCAAGCCAACGCTTACCATCGTCCTCTTTGGTGATATACAGCACTTGGTTCGCATCGGCTTCCCAGGCGCCGGCGCCACGGGCGCTAAAATCGGCTACATCGGCACGCTTGAGCGCTTTAGCTAGATGCGCCACTAACCACAATGGCATACTATGGAATCGCCCTTTGAGTGTGGCCATAGCGCGCCCGACTTCTGAGTTGTCGGACTCATTTTCAAGGTCAAAACTTGCATTAGTGGTATCAAACACAACCAAGGGGTTGGTTTCGTACACTACGCCGTCTTCGCTTATGTTGTTGACCGCCATTGCTTCGTAGATAGGTGCAACTTGTGCAACGATTTCAGGGGCTAGGCGGGCAGCGAATACGATTTTGAACCATTCGGACACTTCAGCATCTGACTTGCCACCTAAATGCCCAGATTCTTTCATTGAGCGCAAGATACGCATTACTTGGCGGGGGTCTTCCGATACCCATATGATCTTGCGACGCAATAAAGGTTTAAGTGCATCGTCAGGGTCGCATAGGTGTGCGACACGGGTGGCAATTGGCACTAGCTGAGTCGTTTTACCTGCCCCTGCTGATCCTGCAATCAACACCACGCCGGACTGAATCAAGCCATCAAGCACATACTCTTGGGCGGGGATATGACCCATGTCATAGTCAACGAACACGGCTAATGGGTGTTTAGGTTGATCGCTTAATATTGATTCGGCTGCGGCATCCCCAAGCGCTGCCGAGGCTCCTACATCGTGGTCAGGTGCGTAGCGGGCGATACTTTGGGCGATTTGCCGAACTTCAGAGTCTGGTAATGGTATCTCGCAACGATCATCATTTGCTTTAGATAGTGCGGCATATATCTCAGCACCTGAGAACCCACCGTGGCGCATCAACCCCCCCATAGCGGTCAATCCTACGTTACGGCTACCGACAATCAAGGGCGAATCACTAGCGTTTGAAATAACCTTTTTGACCGCCAACGCTACACGCCAAGGCTCGGGTATTGAAAACGGAATTGCGCCGTCTAATGGGTCGCCTGAAGCTTCCCACTCATAAGTGCGAGCGCTTTCAATCGTGCCTTCTTTAGTCGGGATTACAAATGATGGTGATGCTACAAAGTAATTGCCGGTAGATAGGAAATCAATACCAGAGCGTGGATGACAACTTTTTAATCCTTCGTACCATTTAGCAATGTAGTGTTCGCCACCACCTGCCGTGAGTTGACAAATTGATTCGTCTGGTACGTTACCAAGTTCATTTTGGAATGCTTTCCAACTATCGTCACCACCGTTGCGGGGGTCAATGTCAAACACCACAATGCCGGACACTTCGCCAGTCGGGATACCAATGTTGTACTCGGGATTCTGCGCCCACCATGCCTTAATTTGATTTGTGTCAGTTGTGGCGTTATAAAACCCGTTATCAGTTGCAGGATTCTTTCGCAACGGTACCAAGGGGAACACCGGCCATCCCCACGACGCATAGGTGAGCGCTGCCTCTAGCTTTGTTGTGGTCATAGTGTGACTCATGATTTGGGATAACAATAATTCAAAAAATCACGGAGTTGAATTGCTTCATCAAGTGATAAATGTGCGTTATAAATTATTATGTCATTGATGTTTTTATTGATCGTTAACAAATCAACATAAGCCTTAAAAACAGTTGATGTACTTGTTTCATCAACATAAAGACTAAGCTCTTTATATATGTGCATTTCACTTCCCCTTATGGCTCAAATAATCAGATAGCTTAACCATCACTTGATAGGTAGGGTTGGCGTTTGGGTTATCGCGAATGGTGCGAATGGTATTCCAATGCACCCCTGTCGCCTCAGATACAACGGTTAAGCGCCTATCCTTTAGCCCCTCTGAAATACGTTCTAATGTCATCATTTTGTACCCTTTGTAAAATATTTACAATAAACAGTTGACACAATACCATTTATTATGATCTACTACAAGTAATCGCTAAACGGATACCCCAAACAGCGATAACTTTAGGAGCCACAAATGGCTATCAATCTTAGAAGTACCGCAGGGCTTGCCGCCGATGGTATGAAACTTTTAGTTTACGGTCAGGCAGGTGCAGGGAAAACTAGTTTAATCCCAACGCTGCCGCATCCAGTTGTACTTTCTGCTGAAGGTGGTTTGTTGTCAATTGTTGACGCTGATGTTCCATTCATTGAAATCAGCACGATGGCTGATTTGTGGGAAGCGTACGACTGGCTTACGCAAGGCGGTGGTCAAGAGTACAAGTCGGTTGCTTTGGATTCAATCAGCGAGATTGCCGAGGTTTGTCTGAACACCGAGAAGAAGACTAGTAAAGACCCACGTCAGGCATATGGCGAGATGCAGACCCAAATGGCTGACATCATCCGCGCCTTTCGTGACCTGCCAGGTCGCCACGTCCTGATGACCGCAAAGTGTGAGAAGACTGCCGATGAAACAGGGCGCATCCTTTACGCACCGTCGATGCCAGGCAACAAAACGGGTCAGAGTTTGCCTTATTTTTTTGACGAAGTGTTGGCATTACGCGTCGAAAAAGATGCCGAAGGGTTGTCACAACGTGCGTTGATGTGCGATTCGGATGGGATATGGCAAGCCAAGGATAGGTCAGGCAAGTTGGATACTTGGGAAGCACCTGATCTTGGCGCCATCATTGCAAAGATTGGGGGCTGATCATGATCCTCTACCAACAATGGCTTGACGCTAAAGCCGACGAAAAGAAAGCAGTTGCTGATCGTCGCACGATTGAAGACCAATTAGTTAAAGCCTTGAGCATATCCAAAAACCTTGACGGCACTCAAAATGTTCAGGACGAGGGTTATAAGATTAAGGTCGTTGGTCGTTTGGATAAAAAAGTAAACAGCGCCAAGTTGCAAGACTTGGCTGCTGAGTACGGTTTGACAGATCATTTGTCTAGCCTTTTCCGTTGGACACCTGAGATTAATGCTAGCGCATGGAAATCAGCAGACCCACGCATTACCGCACCATTGCTCGAAGCAATAACGACCAGTAACGGTCGCCCCTCTTTCACAATCACTAAGGAATAAATCATGGCACAACTAGACGAAACCTTCAGCGCTGATGCGCTCCCCGTTAGCGACCGTAACTTTGAACCTTTGCCCGCGGGTTGGTACACCGCGGTGGTTAACGGTGCAGAGATCAAAGTCACCAAAGCAGGCACCGGCAAGTACATTGCCGTACGCTACGACATTACCGGCCCAACCCACCAGGGCAGGGTTGTCTTTGGCAACTTGAACATCAAGAACCCCAACCCCACGGCTGAGAAGATCGGGCGTGAGCAGTTGGGTGAAATCATGCGCGCCATTGGCTTGGCTACCGTGCAGGATACCGATCAGTTGATCGGCGGTCAGTTGATGATCAAGCTTGAGATCAGAGAGTCAGAGCAGTATGGCGCAAGCAATGACGTGAAAGCGTTCAAGTCTAGCGGTTCAACCCCACCTGCGGCAGCCAAAGCACCGGCAGCGGCGACTGGTAAGGCAGCGCCGCCTTGGGTTAAGAAGTAAAAAAATGCCCCTAACCTCACGGTTGGGGGCAAAAA